GTGTTTTTATTCTTCATCTACCTCAGCGTAGTCTATATCATCTGCATCTTCAAGTCCTCTGATTTGATTTTTAATATCATCAAGAGTAGCACCTTCATTTAAGTTGATTTCTATTTTAGTATCTGTATCTTTCTTTATTTCTGTTGATGATAGTTTAGGCATAGCGTAGTTCATTAGTTTTGCTATTGCATCTATGTAGGCTCTAGGGTCTTCTTCAAATAATATATCTAATGCCATCTTTATCTTTACTGGTTGTCCCTCTAGTGCATAAGCAAGAGATTTCCTAGTCATCTTAGCAACTCTTCTAACCTCATTACTTTTAGGTAACAAAACCTTATCAGTCTTATTATAGTTCTCATCTATCTTGCCAATAGAGTGTCCTCTCTTTTTCATTGCCTCACCACCTAACTTCTTTTCTTCACTCATTTTGCCAAAATACAAAAATAGTTTTAATACACATTAACAATTATTATATAAAATTGAACATCAGTTTGTTAACATTTTCCTAAATTGTATAATAATTATGCAAAACTTTATTTTTAAAACACTAACTTCGTGCCTCTTATAAGAGTATATCACTTATAGCAACTACTTATAATCGCCACATCCTATAGTAAACATCATTGCTCATATCGCAAAGTATATACCAACCTTTTACATAGATGTTTAATCATAACATACCTTTTATAAAATTGAACTTTGGTTTTGTGTGTGTGCGTTTAGGTGGCAATAAGCCCCTCTCGGTTTACGTTTACGGAATTTAAAAACCACCTTTAACAACTAAGTAACATTAAGTAACCAATAAGAGTTATATTAAGTAACTATTAACTAAAAACTGTTTAAAGTTTGTTAAATATTCTTTTTTTTTGGTGCAAAGTTGCATATGTAAAGAAAAAAAATCAGCATATCAACCAATTTAAACCACTAATTAAAAACAAACTAATAAAAAGTAATAGTACTAATTGAAGTGTTTAAGCGTTTAAATGTGGTGTGTAGTATATATATATTAAACACAAAAAAACCATCTTAATAGATGGCTTAATTGCTTTGTATGTTAGTTTTATTTATTCTTTTATAACATACTTATTTTTATTAATAGACAAACTTATTAAAGTGTTTAAGTTTATAATTCTAAAGTCTTTTACTTTCATGTCATAAACTTTTTTTAAGTTGTACTTATCAGGATCATATGGCGCTTTGTTACCGGTTTTACTTTTGTATCGTTTGCCAATTCTAGCGTTTATAATTCTTTCAGTTAGATCTTTTTTAATATAAGTTGCTGAAAATATACGACCTTTGCTCTGATTAATTAATTGTTTTGCATATTCTTTGTTAATTGTTTTCATTTTGTTTAATTGTTTAATTGTTAATTTTGTTTTATTGTTTTAGCATCCATTTAATATTGCTAGTAAAAAAATGATGAAAAAAAAAGTATTTGAAAAATTTGATTTTGGGAGTTCTCTATTCATGATATTAATTTAAATTATAAGAATTTAATACAAAACCTGTTTTATCTTTTTTAGCGTCACCTTTAGCCCTTAGCCCTAAAATAACATTAGAATTATAGATCATTTCTAGGTCGCTAGTATCGCCGTTTATAACCTTGTAACCTTTGTATTTTTTTGGCAAATCATCTCTAAAAACGGCTGCAACGTTACCGCCAATTTTTAAAGTCTCTAAGATTTCGCTTTCGTTGTCTTCTTTTCTACTTAAAGTTAATTTATAATTAGTATTAATATACTTTTTTATTTTGCCAAGAATAGCCGTGTAGTCATAAAAAACTAAGTTTTTAAACTGCTGACCATTTAGCAAATCTAGATTATTATATTTTTTTATTAATGCAATAAAATCGAGATCACTAGTGCCATTTAATCTAATTGCTATTTTTTTATTTTGCTTTAATGATCTGTTAGCAATTTTTATTAATTCATTACTTAACTGATTAATAAACTTTATTTTGTCGCTTATATAGTATTCTGCTTTATTTATACGGCTGTTTTTTACATTTGAGAATCTCCCTCTACCTGCTGAATATAAACAAGCAACGGCGCAACCTTTCGACGCTTTCGCACAAAGGTTTATTTTTTTACTGTTTTGTTTATGTGGTGCTAAGTACAAAATATAAGTTTCTAAATTATTTTTTGCCGTTTTACTGTTTGTTATACCTTTACTAAGTAAGTTTTTTACCTCTTTATAATTTTTTATTTTTGTTGTCATTTTTTATAGTTTTAAATTAATATTTTAGTTTTCGTCTCTCTCTCTCTCAAATCTTAAATTATTTTTATGATCTTCAGCGCATGAGTCACTACAGAAATAAGAGTCTGGCTCTGCCTCTTCTGTACATTCTCTGCAACTTATAAACTCATCTAATTCTGGAAATTGTACAAACTCATCCTCTAATATTTGCCTTTCGACATTATCAGCGTTTGCACATGCATCGTTATATAAATTTATATCGTATTGCTTTATATAGTCAGCAAAGTAATTAAACCATTCAATTTGCAATTTTAAATTTTCTTTTGTAGGCATGTTTTTATAGTTTTTTAGTTAGTTAATTAATAGTAAATTAAAAATATAATTATTGAAATATAAGTAAATATTGCCATTACTAGCATAAAAACTAATTCCTCAAATATAATTCTTAATTTGTTTTTCGTTTTCGTTTTGTACTTTTTTAATAGATCGGTATTTAATTTTTGCATGATATTATTTTTTTAATTATTTTCTTCAAATTCGTTAATATAAGGGTCGTTTCTCATAAAATATTTAAGTTCTAGTTCTTTTATTGCGCTTTCTGTAAGTCTTTTTATTTTTTCAAAATATTTTATTTTATCCTTATTTTTTTCTAATTTAATTTTTTCGTTTAAATTTTTTAGGTGTGATTTCCTTCTTTCTAATTGTTGCTTAATATCCATTTTTTTATTTTTTTTAAGTTATTAATTCTACAAATATATAAACTTTTTTAACAATATAATAAAAAATGTTAAAAATATATTAATTTATATTAATTCTAAATAACTGGTTTTCAACCTGGTGCAGTATATAGATCGCACATATAGGCACACACACGCACATAGAAGAACCCTAGCAGTTTCACGGCAGTTTCAGGGCAGTTTCACCAGCAGTTTCAGTAGGATTTTTTTTTGTAAAAAGTTTTTTTAAAAAATTGTGAAAGTGTTTAAGGTATTTTCATATACCAATCGAGTACATCCATGCACTCTTCAAGACCTTTGACTACCTTAGCGTAGTAGCCTTCTTCGTTGAGATCAGCAACCCATTGCTTTTGTTCTTTAGATGGGTAACAAGTCTTGTCTGCTTTGATTTCTAGGAATAGTCCTGCATACTTACTATTGACTTTGCATATCTGCATATCAGGAAAGCCTTTGACATAGCCAGTTTTCTTTGCTAGGACTGCTTGTTTCATTGATGTTCTTATACCACCTAGACTAGCACAGTATCTTAACTGAGGATATTGTAACTGCATATATATACAGAATTTATATTGTACGTTTGCTTCTTTCTTTAGAGCCATCTTATCCCCTACTAGCCCCCCTATACCCCCTAGTACCCCCTCTACTACCCCTACTATCCTCTGTATAGGTAGTTCCTTTTATTAGTTGGTACATTAATGGTTGTGATACACTATACTTTCTAGCGAGAGATGATATAGTAATCTTTTGTGTTGAGGTATTGTACTCTTCTCTAATAGCATCTGCTTCAGCAACAGTAAACTTTCTTCTGGAGTAACCTCCACCTCTACTATCTTTTCTATCTTCTACTCTTATCTTTCTAATCTTTGGCATAATTTATTCTTCTTCAAACCTGTCTGTAGTTTCACCATACTGATTTTCTACATCTACATTAGTTATGGTTATCTCTACTTTATTTGGATTCTTTTTATTTAAGTAACATATTCTGTCTATCAATTCTTTATCGTTTTTTATTTCGTTTATGTTAGATGTTAGAACAAAGGTGTCTAGTATTCCAGTATTTACTCTTCTAGTAACCTTTAATTTATTCTTAATCTCATAAGAAACAAACACTCTAAAGATTGGTTTTTTCATTTTTCCATTGACATCTTTAACAATAATAAATAGCCAATAATATCATCAACTGTATCTTCTGTCTTATCATTGATACCTTTGTTTTTTATTCTTGCTAGTTTATCATCTAGTCTAGCACATATTGCTTCAGTAGAATCTAACTTACTGAATACATTAGATGGATTTAATGCAGTATTGCCATACGCTTTATTCTTAGACTTTAACAAATCAGTAATCTGTTTTGATACTTTGTCTAAGTGCCAGTCAAAATTTAACTTTGGTGATTCTTCTTCTTTCATTAGTTCTTCTTTACTTAATAACATCTTTGGATTTATAAGTCCACCTTCCCACTTATTATTTTTATCTTCAACTACTTCATCTTGCCAAGTTTTAGAAGTATTATATCCATTCCTATCAGTTTCATAATAATATTTACTGTGTTTTATCATCTTCTTTTTCTTTAAGGATTAATTTATCTACAAATTTTAACATTTGATTTACTGTGTATACTCTAATATCTCCATCATAGTTATCGTATATGCAGGTAAAGTTATCATCTTCATAAGTCCACAAACTTCTAACATTATTTTTTATGTGGTTTTTTAATATCCACTTAATACTTTTGTACTCTCTTGGTTTTTTAGTTATTGTTTCCATCATTGTGTTTTTCTATTTCATTAAATCTTTCTAAGTTATCAATTATCTTATTACCATCTGTTGATGCTATTTTTTTAAATGTTTTATACAAGCCAATAATAAAAATGACTGTAAAGAATATAGTAAATATAGATAACTCGTTCGTATTCATTTGACAAATATAAAAATATATTTCAATTTTATATTATAATTAATATATTTTATTATATCTATCATCTTAAAGACTCTTGAATCATTTCATAAAACTCTTCTTCATTGTTTTCTGTCCATTCTTGTATCTGCTCTTCAGTCATCTCTTTACCATTCTCATCTTCTGCATAACTTATATAAGCATCACAAAAGTCAGGGTAATCCCAAGAATATACATCTTCTATTTCGTAGTTTGTTATTTTCATTTTAATAGTTTTGGTTCTGGTCTATAGTTAGGTACTTCTAAAGGGTTCTCACCCTTATCTACTCTGCTTCTTGCCTCCCATATTAAATCTATATGCTTTCTTAACCACTTCATGTATGTTGGCACATTAAAATGTATGAAATCCCCATTGATAGGACTTCTTACTCCTAAGTTAAAGGCATTTTGTGCATCTTCAAAGTAAAAGTTCTGATAAGTCTTAGCAAGATCATCTGCTAAACTTTGCGACATAACACTTATTGTATCTTCATCAACATTGTTTTGCCCTAATTCAATATAGGTTTTACTAATTAAATCTACTGCACCCATAAGCAGTTCCTCTTTTGTCATTGTTTTTATCTGTTTCATTGTTTAAATTGTTGTTTTAGTTTTTCTTTTACATTCATATTCTTTTGTAGGTGAAGGTGTATTTTACTTATACCTTGAGGTTTATTAGTGTTTCTTTTCTCCCAAGTCCTTACACAAGCCTTCCATGCCTTCATCTTGTTCTTACCTATCTTCCAATCTTTACTTTCATAGAAATCATAAAAAGTTTCTGCATCTATATTATTCTTTCTTTCAATACAATAATTACTAATCTCTTCAATGGTTGGTTTTTTAAAACGCCCCTTATTATTACTATACGTAGTATTAGTATTAATACTTGTATTATTATCCTTAAAGTTTTCTTTAATACCCCCCTTCTCGTTTTCTTTAATACCCCCTTTAAGAATTCTTATATACCTCCTATCAATTTCTTTAGTACCCCCCTTGTATGTGTAATAGGTTGATACATAACCATTTGACACTAATTCACTAATCCATTTAGAAATTGTTACAATACTCTTTTTATAAAGGTTAGAAAAGTATTTGTTAGTTGCAAAACACTCACCATTCATATTTAGTAGTGCAGTGATTTCAGCATATAATAATTTAGCATTAGCAGTTAGGTTCTCATCATACCTAACCTCAGCAGATATTATAGCATAATAGTTTGGTTGTTCTTTCATTGTTTAGTTGTGTTTTTGTATTTCAAGTTCATAGCACTCAGTATAGGTTGACATAACGACAGTCCACTTACTAACCTGTTCATGAGTAAACCAACAAAATCTTGCGTATAAGCCATTTAAGGGCTGTATGAATAGATAGTGTGTAATTTTCTTTTTAGGGTTGTTATGGGCTTTAAAATTAACTCTGAGGGCATTTCCAGCAGACTTAATACCTTTAACATCTACATAGTTATATTCATCTATACCTTCAATAACAATGTCAGCCTCAACAACTGGTCTGCTTTCTATTATTGGTGCAGCCTTATATCTTATACCTTTGTTGTTCTCCATCAGATGTCTAGCAACAAGTTCTGCAAATATTCCTAGACTTTGGATTTGGTGTTCCTGATCCCCTCTGTATTTTTCTGTGTCAGGATTATATACATCAGCAGATAACATACTTCTTACCTTAGCAAGTTCATCAGATAGTCTAATGAAAGTGCTAGGATAAGTTGTATTTTTCCATTTAATCATTAGAATGGTAGGTCATCTTTTTCTTCCTTCTTGTTAAATGATTTCTTTGGCTCATCAT